GAATCTGAGTCATTGAAGAAGTCGATAGAAATCGAACTTGATTCTAGACCCTTGACATATTTGTGACCTAGGTCTCCAAGACTTGTGACTTCGAGCTCGTCGAAGGCGCGGTTAATAGTAACGTTGCTTACTAAAGTTGAGAGGTCTACCGCATTTACAGTAAGAACTCCTGTGTTAGCTAGATATACTGCCATTTAGGTTATTCCTCGTCTTTCTTGGTTGTTGGTTTTGGTGTTGCTACTGGAGCGACCTGACCGATTTTAATCAGGAACGCTTCGTTATCTTTTTCCCACTGCGCTAAATCGGTCATGATTTAACTCCATTCCGTTAGGGTACTGATAGCTATTTCGCATGTCAGTAAATCTCCAGAAGCGGCGCTCATAACGCTAGGCGCGCTCACGCTTCCTACATTGAACACAATTGAAGAAGCATCGAGAAGCTGGAAGACCTTTACTACGTCGTCTTCGATACCAGCAAGGTTGCCTTCGTTATCTAGAAGCGGAACCATTATGGAAATTCGAAAATGTGCCATAGGCGCTACAGAAGTGCGGTCATTATTAGTTGGAACGATATAAGGGTCCGCTGGGGTAACGATGATTGAATTCGCTATCGGAGTAGCTGGCGGGAAACTAAAAACAGAATAACGAGTGTTGTCAGTTAGCGCAGTAGCGATAGAAGTTCGAAGGGTTGTAATGGCTGTCACGACTAACCAACCATTGAGTTAGGGCTGAGGTACGGAGCGATGAGCCCGCGTACTCGCGCAACGAGAGTATTAGACATTGTGAAAGGCGATGGAGTGTATCCGTCAACTGTCATGCCCTGCCCGCTTGGAGCTTGACGAGCTTGCCAGATTGCCTCAGCAATTAGAAGGCTTGCAGTCTGCACCGCTGGAACTGTTGTGTAATCAACGTAAGTATCTGCTGCTGCTGTACCGAATGGGTTAATAGGATGGTAAGCCGTTGCAGTGTTGTTATTGCCAGTAATTGCATAAGTGACTGAATACTCACCTACTGCGGTAAGTGTTTTTGAGCCGTTATGTTTTGAACCGCAACCAGTGAAGACAATTGTCTGACCGACGTAAAAAACGTCTTGAACATATTCATTAAAAAAAGATGTTCCAGTTGAGGTTGTATTGCTATGCCCGATTACTGGAGTCGTGTTAGTCCATAGAAAAGGCAACAACACATTATCAGCGCTATCGCAGACTTCCTGCAAAACGCTGTCTGCGTACAAAGTTCCAACTCCCAAGGCACTACGGAGTTCGGCAACTGTTGTTGTTGACATTGTTATCCTTTCTAAAGACTAGGGGAGCTGCAAGGGCTCTGGCAGCCCCCCTAGTGACTTAAGTTCTAGTCGACTAGACTAGGTTGTAGCGGCGGATACCAGCTCCCGCAGCCTTTGCATGAATCGCTAGGTAGCCATACATGTTGATTTCAATTTCGCCAGAAGTTAGTACGTTCAAACGAAGATTTGTAACAGGTGATTCCCAAACATAGACTGATTGTGGAGCAACCAAGAACGCTGACTCATCAACGATTCCTGATACAGCGATGTTATGGTCAACTACCAAGTCCGCACCAAGTACGCGACCAACAACTGAGTTGATTGATGCGTTACCAGAAGCGTTCATTGGTGATTCAGCGTTGAACAACGCACGTCCAGTTGTGTCCGCGTATCCGAGAATTGCGCTCCACTGGTCTGTGCTTGCTACGAGCTTGTTAGCGTAGTTACCACCAGTAGCCTTGTAAGCTGCTGGACCCTGTGTTGAGATGAATGACTGGAGACCTGCTGCTGTTGCAGCTGTACCTGTTGCTGCTGTTCCAGCAGACGTAAAGTAAGCAATAAGAGCGTTGTCTGTTGCCTTCTCATAGCCCTTGCGCATTTCATCGAGAAGGAGTGTCTCGAACGCAGGATTAGAAAAGTCCAAGAGCTCAAAACTCACTCTATTGAGCGTTGAATACTTACTTGCTGTGACTGTGTCGTAAGTTGAAGTCATTCCTGTTTCAGATGGCGCTGCTCCTTCTGCTGTTACCGCAGTTGTTGGAGCTGTTCCCATTTTAGGAATCGTAAATGAAAGTTGTGGCACTGCACCTGCGCGAGTTACAGCATCAAACGCTGGACGACCAGAGAATGTTGTTGTATCAAACATGTTGAGGTGTGCTGGGAGTGTCAAACCTGTATTCGTTGAAGTCGAATCATCTGCTGCTAAAACTACGCGACGAGCTTCGTCGTCACCCATAGCTGCTTTGATTTGTGCGCCAAGGTACTGCGCTGACGTGATTGGTGCAGTACGTTCGCGTACTGTAAATGCTGCTGCAACTGTTGGGCGAGCCGCTTCTACTGCCGCTGCTTCAACTGCTGGAGCTTCTGCCTGAGTTGTGTCTTCCACAATTGGCTCGCTTTCTGGTTGTTGGATTGTTTCTTCGACGAGAGGCGATTCCTCTGCGCGAATTTCTGTGACTGCCGCTGATTTAAATGCGGCTTCTGTTACTAGGCTGACTTCTTTTAGAGAAGCTTTTGTAACAACTGTGTGACCATCGCGAGATGGTTTTGATGCAATAATCTCTGCACCTACTGAAAGACCTGAAACCAATCCTTCTTGCGCCATGACCAAAGCATCATTACCGCCAGTGCTACGACTTAAACGAAACGTAGCGTAAATTCCATCTGGACGTGTTTCTGCACTTAGCATTTTTCCTACAGGCTTCTTCATGTCATGCTGTGATAAAAGACGAATTTTAGAAGGGTCTGCAATTTCAATAGAGCCAGCTTCAAAGACTACGCCGCCAAGATTTGTATTACCAACTTCGCCTGTACCCATTGGCACAATCTTGCCTGAGATTTCGCGACGTTCTTCTGAGCACTCAATAGATGATGCTTCGATATATAGGTGTTCCATTAGCTCATTCCTTCGCTTCCATTAGGAGTTAGGTCTGTCATCTCCATAGCTTGCTCTGTAGAGATAAGTCCTAGAGTTAGCATCTTTTCAATTACTGCCAACTCTGTTAGTGGGTCTTGCTTCAAGAATGTATCTTGAACCGCAAATTTTACTTCGTGTCCAGAAGTTGAAATATCGTCCATTGAAAATCTGCTGGAAATGCACTGGATATATGGCTCGATAGATAGAGCATAAAATTGCTTGCGTTCATCTTGGACGTTGCTATATGTCATGCTCTGATTGTCTTCGCTAGACAAAAGGTAAGCAGGGATATTTGTTAGTCGTGCAATCTGAGTGCTGAGTGAGCGGATTGCATCCTGATACATCATGTCTTTAGGAGAGAACGCAACCGCGTTATATTCAAGAGTAGAAGTAAGGTAGCGAGTGCTATTTGTCTGCGCGCCGCGCTTCCAAGCTGAGAGCAATCCCTGAACTTCATTAGGTGGTAAATCTGCTCCGTTGTTTCGGAGATAACCCGCTGGCTGAGGATTTGCAGAGTTGGTCGCAGCTGCGCGCTCTACGTCGATAGCAGCTTGAATAGTGCGAGCACCGCGCTCCAAGATTCCTTCGTCGAATCCCTGAATAGTTACTATGTCATTCATCGAGACTGGAGCAGCATCTACATAGTATTGCTTAATCATGATGCCTTCAACGTCTGTTGTAAATGTAACTCGGTTGTTGGCAACCCATTCAAAAGAAGCTGGTCTTCCATCCTCGGCATAACGCTCAGTAACTAAAAGATATGAGACTCCGTACATGAGAAGCGAGTCAACAATCCATGTAATAGTGATAAAGGATGGCTGAGACTTTGAAAGCTGTTTAATCCAACGTGGCGGAGAAATTACCTCACCAGTAGAAGTTTTGTAATACTCAAGCGGGATAGATGCGACTGTTCCACAAATAAGGTTACGAGCTCTTGCGACTGAGGGTACGCTGATAGCTTCCTTACGGGTAATGCGCGGCATGATTGCCGAATTAAGAGAAAAGATATTTTCGCCCATTACCTGCGGAGCGTATTGCGCTTCTACTGTTTTATTACGCGAAAAGAGACCCATAGAAGGCAATTATACACTACATATAGATTATTCGGTGTAAATCGCCGCTATCTGTTGTGGTTGCATTAATTTACTTACAATCATCGCAATACTGATTGGCGCACTAATGTCGCCCGCCGATTTACGTTTTACGATTCTCCAAGCCGAGTCATTAACTTTAGCCGCGACATTCTGGAATTGTTCGATGAGCGATTTCTGCCCGTTATGGACAAAGCGTTGGTTAATGACAGCATCGAGCAAATCTCCGCATGCTCTATAGAATTGCTGACCACTGCAATCTTCGGTGACTTGTCCAGCATTAGAGAGCCTGTCCGCAATTGACTGCGTAGCGTAACGGTCAAACATAATCTGACGAGGACGATAAATATCAGCCCAGCCTTTTATATCGGCTGCAACCTTGAGGTCATCAATTCCGACTGTTGATTCCCACGTCTGCAAGATTCCAACGCCGATTCGACCATCGGGGAGTATCTGCCCTGCACAAAGCGAAGCATTTCTCTTAGACGGTGAAACATCAAAGCCAAATACCGTGTAGCCGCCTTCTGTAATGATGAGCTCTGAATCCGAGCAATCCTCGATGGAATTTGGCGGGAACGGTGACTGTAATGATGAGACCCACAAACACAAAAGTTCCGTCATGATGCTCTCATGACTAGAAGTAGAGACCGATTCGGCAATTGCCTCTCTCGACACCGTTAATCCAAGTGCGGGATTTGCGCTAGCTACACCTTCCCAGAAGGCTCGCGAGTTTAAATCAATCTTTAACATAGTTGGAGCTGAATACTCGTAATAACCGAAAGTCTTAGGCGGGTTCTCAGCTGCGCGGGTCTTTAGATTATTAAGCGGTTCCGAGAACGCATCTCCAGCGTTGCTAGTCCAGAAGGTCTGACCATCGGTTGCTCGAGTAGTTGGAGTGATAGCGGTAAAAGCATCTTCTGACCATTCGCGGAGCTCATCGCCCCAAGTGAAGTGAGAAGTACGTCCGCGAGAACCGTCGCGAGTAGCAGCTACTACGTCCAAGCGCCCGCCGCCAAACTCGGGCAATAGCTCGAAAGACTCAGTTCCATTGGCGTGACGGATGGCTTTCATCTGGCAATTGAGAAAGTCGTTGGATTCGATGAGATAAGCCATCTCTCGGAACGAGACCAGAGCCATAGCTCGATTAGACGAAGCAATCAGCACTCTAGGGCTCTTAAAGAGGAAAAGGTGCGCTAAACACATTATTCGACCTAGATGAGACTTCCCTGACTGGCGAGCTACTAAAAGCAGCCCAGTGCGCCGAATAAATTTATCTTTACTGTCAACCG